TGGGTTTCTGGTAACGCAAGTGTTTCTGGTGACGCAGAGGTTTATGGTAACGCATGGGTTTCTGGTAACGCATGGGTTTATGATAACGCATGGGTTTATGATAACGCAGAGGTTTATGGTAACGCATGGGTTTATGGTAACGCAAGGGTTTATGATAACGCAAGTGTTTCTGGTAACGCAGAGGTTTATGGTAACGTAACATCTACAAAAAAAGTTTTTACTTTAAATTTTGTTTATCAATTAACAATGACTGATTTACATATTAGATATGGATGTATTCAAAAAACATTTCAAGAGTGGCGAAATTGGTTAGATTCTGATGAGGAATTTGAAACTAAACGCACATGTAAAAAATTTGAATTAATTAAAATGAGTTTAGAATTAGCATTAAAACAAGCAGAATTATGAAATTAATAATATTAATTAGCAGTTGGGTAATCCTAACTGCTAGTACTTTCAAAAGCACATGGTATGGTAAATCTTTTCATGGTCAATATACATTTTCAGGTGAAGTATTTGATATGAATAAATTAACGTGTGCTTCTAATCACTTTGCAATAGGTACTAAACTAAAAGTAATAAATTTAGAAAATAAAAAGAGTGTTATTGTAAGAGTTAATGATCGTGGGGCTATGGATAAATATATTATTGATTTATCACAAGGAGCATTTAAACGAATTGCTAATTTAGATGTTGGAATAATTAATGTAAAAGTAAAAATAATTAAATAATTAATAAATGAAAGTAGAATTATTAAATATATTCGGAAATGATATTATGGTTTGCGAATCAGCAAGAGTATCATACTCAAAAGAAGCAAGTAATTATACCGAAGAACAGAATCATAAATTGATTAAGTATTTAGCTAATCATAATCACTGGAGTCCATTTAGTCATCCAAAGATTCAGTTTAGGTTAACAATGCCAATCTATGTAGAACGTCAGATTATAAAAACACAAGTAGGAGTAGAATATAATTCAATATCAGGAAGATATGTTGACTTTTCTGATACATACACAACAATAGATACTTGGAGAAAACAATCGAAAGATAGTAAACAAGGAAGTAAAGGAAATTTAGGAACTTATGATAATATTACAGCAAGTTTTATTCAAGAGCAAGTTTTAGCGGTATGTAAAGATGGTTATAAAACATTAATTGCACTTGGTGTAAGTAAAGAGCAAGCGAGAACTATTTTACCTTTAAACCTAAACACAACTCAAATTTGGACTGGTAGTTTGTATTCTTTCATTAGATTGTGTAAACAAAGATTGAAGCCTGATGCTCAACAAGAAACTCGAGAACTTGTGCAAATGATGTTAAATCAAGTGAATGAAAATGGAAGTTTTAAATATTCATTAAAAGCATTTGAATTATAATGTTTTGTCCTTCATGCAAAAAAGAATTGTCATGTGGTTGCAAATCATGTGCCGAAATACCCGCAAAGTTTAAAAGAAACATAATGAAAGGAGATACAATACAATGTGGTTATTGTAACTTTAAAAGCAGTCACGATGTGTGGTTAGATTATGAATACAGTCAATATGATAAAAACAAATTAAAAGAATAAAAAATGAATGAAAATAAAAAAAATACCATGAATAATATATTTAGAGCTTGTCTATTAATGCAATCAACTCTTCATAGATTAGAGAATATTCAAGGAGAAGTGCCATTTGTTAGAGAAAATAAAGCAAGGCTAAATAATACTATTAAATGGTTAGAAAGTATAGTTTGTGAGCTTACAGAAAATTTAAGTATTGCAGAAGCAAATGAATATATACAATTAATTGCAAGTATTGATAATTTTGCAGAACAAATAGAATTAGAATTTTAAACCAATAAATAAACATGAAAACACAAGGACAATTAATCGTAAAAAACGATGAGCAAGTAATTACTGAAAAGTTTACAAAAAGGGATTTTGTAATAAGAACAAACGACAAATATCCACAAGATATTCAATTTCAGCTTTCACAAGGAAATGTAGATTTAATTGATGCTATTCGATTAGGTGAACAAATAGAAGTTGAGTTTAATTTACGTGGTAAAGAATATAACGGACGTTATTACGTTACATTAGATGCGTGGAAAATATCAATCCAACAAGGAAATACACAAACATCACAACCGCTGCCTATACAAATGGCACAAGAAAGTAAAAATGAATCACAAGATCTGCCTTTCTAATGAACAAAGCAAGATTAACAAAAAATAGACTCACAATAAACTGGACGGGTATAAGTAAAATTATACCTGTTCAATTTGCTGAGGTTTCATACAAACGATTTAAATTTAGAGAAAATCGAAAAGGAGTTTTTAACAATAAAAAATATATAAATGAAGAAAATGATTGAATTAGGCACAAAACTATACGGTAAATTTGATTTAGATAAATACATTACAAAAGATAAAGAATATGTTGTAATAGATTTTAATAAAGAAAGTATAATATATCTAGCTGATAATGGACACAAAATGACTGTTAATTATAATAATATAAGTGATTATTTTGATTATAATATAATAGAAATACCAAAAAAAGATTCAATAGTTGAAGAAGTAGTAAAACAATTTCGTAAACGTAGTGAATTAGGTATAACAAAATACGGAACTACTTTAGCAGAAAATGAAAATGATAATTTTTTAATTCATCTTCAGGAAGAGCTTATGGATGCAGTTAATTATATCGAAAAGCTAAAGAGTCAACAAAATACTTCTACTAAAAACAATGTATTAGTTTGGGCAGAAGATAAAGATTTAATTCATGAAGAAAATGCACCTAAACAATTAATAAAGCTCCAGGAGGAAGTAGGCGAATTATGTAGTGCTTATTTGAAAGGAAATAAAGCTGAACAAATAGATGCACTTGGAGATATTAGAGTAGTTATTACAATACTTGCTGCACAATTAGATTTAGATATAGATGCTTGTTTTGATATAGCTTATAACGAAATAAAAGATAGAAAAGGAGTAACCACGAATGGAACATTTATTCGAGAAAAATAAACAAATAAAGGATGAAAATAACAACAAATAAAATAATTAAAGAATTAGTCAAGAAATATTATTACGATCAAGAATTATTGATGGAAGATGAATCTGCAAAAGATTTGATTAAACATGTTCGAAACGTAATAAACGAAATATTAATACAACAAAAATCAATAAGCATAAAAGGCAAATGAAACAAATAATTGAAAACGTATCACATTCTCAATTATCAATAGCAAGATACTACGGAGGTGCTAATATAGATGGTGTATATTACCACTATTGCAATCAAACGGATAGATTGATAAGATATGATTATTGGAAGCAATACAAACGTTTAAACAAGCCTAAAAAAAACGAAGAAAATAACCAGTTAAATTTAGAATTATGACTTTAGAACAACAAATAGAACAATTGAAAAAAGACCTTACAGGTAATCTAATGCAAGACATAGATACACAAGGCAAAATTTACGAACTAAAAAAACAAATAGCAAAACAACAAGGTATAACAGTAGATGTATACGATAGTAACAACAATGAACAATGTGATTCATGCGGTAGTTAAATAAAAAACATTATATTTATACTTTCATTCATAGATTTAGTTTTAGCCCTTGCATTAATTTGTAAGGGTTTTTTTATTTATATTTGTTAGAATGAAAACACAACGAACATTTAAATACTACTACATAGAAAACGAATTCTATAAAGGTGGAATAGAAATAATAATATTTTTAAACTAATGGGAAAAAACGGCAATATACATCCTACTCGAATATTCAAAGAACCAAATGAATTGCTTAATGCTTTCAACGAATATAAACAATACGTACAAGAACAAAGCAAAGAATGGTTAAAAGTTCAATACGTAGGCAAAGAAGGTCAAAGAATGGAAGATGCAATGAAAATACCTTTGACAATTGAAGGATTTAAAGTTTTTTGTTATAAAAAATACGGAACAATAGATCAATATTTAAAAAATCAAGATAAAATCTATAATGACTTTATTCCTATCTGTTCATACATCAAAGAAGAAATACGAGAAAATCAAATCATAGGTGGTATGTTAGGTATCTTCAATCCGAGCATTACACAACGTTTAAATGGACTGAAAGAGCAAACAGATGTAACAACAGATGGAGAGCAATTAAATAGTGTAAAAATAGAGATTGTAAGACCTGATGAAAGCGACGATAGTATTTGAGAAAAATTGGAATGCTATTCAGGAACAAAATAAAGATGGATCTAACAAATATAGATACATTATAAACGTAGGTAGTTCACGTAGTAGTAAAACAGTATCTTTAATCCAATTGCATCACTTATACGCATTACAGAATCCAAATAAACGCATGACTATTTGGAGAGATACAAAGCATGATTGCAGACAAACAATACTACAAGATGCTATTCGCTATTTACGTGAAAATAATATGTATCAAAAAGGATTTACATTAAATAAAACAGAAGGTAAATTTTTCTATAATAACTTTTCAAGTGTTGAATTCTTAGGTACAGATGATGAAGAAAAGATACATGGACTTACACAAGACTGTTGTTGGATTAATGAACCTTACAATATTTCACTAACTACATTTAACCAATTAGATCAACGTACTAGTGATTTTGTATTTATTGATTACAATCCGAAAAAAGGTCATTGGGTAGAAGATTTAATGAAAGATAAAAGAAGTCTTATAATACACTCTACATTTAAAGATAATCCATTTTGTCCAGCTGAAAGTAGAAACAAAATACTTTCTTACCAACCATTAGAAATGTGTGAAGCTGTTTTAAATAACGTTTTAAACGTTTCTGAAGCATTTTCGTATAACTTTGAACAAAACATTAAGCAATTAAATAAAAATCAAATTATAGAGCTTCAAAGATGTTTAGATAACGAAAACAAAAATAGTGCTTCTAAATTCAACTGGGAAGTTTACGGACTTGGTTTGAAATCTGAGAAACCTAATAGAATATTTAAATGGTCAGAAATAAGCGAACATGAATATCATCAACTTGATGCACCTGTTTATTATGGTTGTGACTGGGGGGCTGTTGATCCATGGGCTGTTGTTGAAGTCAAATATTATGACGGTGCTATATACGTACATGAAAAGAATTACGATAGTGAAAATATTATTAGAGAAAAGTTACAATCTAACCAACGTAATGAAATAACGAACTACGAACTTTCCGAAGGAGTAAACGAAGGTATAGTTATTTATATGTTTAAAAAGTTAGGTATACTAGAAGATAGACCTATTATATGTGATTCAAATAGACCTTTAAAAATAGCTATGCTTAGAAGATTTGGTTATGATGGCCATGTTGCATACAAAGGTACTATTATAGATAGGATTGACTTAATGAACAATATTAAGATATATTATACTTCAAGTTCTACCAATATTAAGCATGAACAAGAAAATTATTCACGTAAAGTTGATAGACATGGAATTACGTTAGAAGAGCCTGAAGATAATAATAACCATACAATGGATGCTATATCTTATGTTGTATTACATTTACAAAGAGAAGGAGTGTTAAGGGTTTTATAGATTTACCCCTAACAATTCATTTATTTGTTTATCTTCAAATCCAGCATCTTTTAATGTTTTAATGCTTTCAGTTAGTAATTTGTTTACTCGAGCTTTCTCAACTTGATTTTCTTGTAGTACTGGAATATGTGAGTAGTCTAGTTCTAACCATTCAGTTTTACCATCTAAGTTAAACATTGTGGAATGATTCATAGCTATTTCTTCAGCTTCAGGAATAATTGTACTTTGATATGTTTGTTTTAATGCTTCTTTTTGATTCTCAAAAGTTGCTCCTTTGGTACTAGCAAACAAATCTCTTTTTACTCCATAAGCATCGCATATTTGACAAAAATCATTTTCATCCTCTTCAAATAACATTAAGTCTTTTGTTGGAAATGATATTGACTGCCATTTAAGATTTGATGAAGCCATTATTATAGAGCTTTTACCTTCTTGAATTCCGTAATCTTTTTGAAATTCTTGTTCTATTCTTAAACGTTCATCTTTAGGTATTGCAACGTGTCCAGCTTGATCCTTTGATTCGTTAGATAAAATACCAATTGCCCCTTTTTTTGCCATCAAAGTATTTCTAAATCTTAAACCTAATCTAAGATTTGATATTGGCATATATAAATTATGCAATGGGCTTTCACCCTGTAAAGGATTTTTTGAGTTTTGAATCCAAACATGATTTATATCTTTTACTTCTAATTTCTCATTACTAGAAATAATTTCATAATGTTGAATAATATCTTCAATATTACTTTGTTTAAACCATTTATTAAACGTTTTAATCCTTACATCATAACTTGGTAGAATAGTTAATAATAATGGATTTGATAAAGAATAAGGTTTTACCTGATATGTATATACGTTACCGTAAACACACTTATTTTCATTTAATAGCCTTAGATAGTCATTACCTTTATATAATGGGTTAGGATTCTCTAAAGTATTTACTATTTCACTATTATCTACTTCTACCTTTTGACCATTTACTAACTTATAATGTTTCCATTGACCAGAAGCTAATAAATCTCCTCTTCTTTGTATTACAGCCCATAGATGCGGAGTAGTTGAATAAATATCATAAGCATCTATATTTTCAGGATCGATAAAGTCATTACCATTTAAAGATAATAGATTAACACCTTGCATTTGTGGGTTAGAATCGTATCTTTTGAATCCAAAATTGAAGCCTAAGCGTTCTGTTAGTTTAATAAACATATCTAAATTGATTAATTTTTAGTCAAAAATAACAAATATTATTTTTTTTATTTACTTTTACATTGATTAAAATATAATCAAAATGGATATTAAGAAGATTAAGAAGGAAAAACTTAAGATTATCAAAGAAACTCAAATAGTAAAGAAATGACATTTGAAGAAGTATTTAAGAATAAAGATCTAATTATTGCACAAAAGAAAAACGCTATCAAACGTGGTGATTTTGTAATGAATGTATCTTTAATTGAAGAAAAAGAAAGTGCAAATAAAGCAGAAGATATTTCTTTAAGTGTGGAAAATCCAACTGTATTACGTGCTAAATTGGTTATTAATACCACAAACGTAATAGATAGCCACATGGATTGTCATATTCAAGGTATTTGGAAGAAATCTTTACAAGAATCAAAAACTTTGTATTTATTACAAGAACATGAAATGGAATTTGATAAGATTATATCAGATTCAGTAAAAGATGAATTAAAAGCATATACTAAAGTAATTCCTTTCAAAAAACTTGGTTTTAACTATGATGGAAATACAGAAGCTTTAGTTTTTGATACTCAAATAAAACAAGAGGTTAATCCTTTTATGTTTGATTTATACAAAAAAGGTCGTGTATACAATCATTCTGTAGGAATGCGATATGTTAAGTTGTACCTATGTATTAATTCAAACGAAGCAGAATATTCAGCTGAAAAGGAAAACTGGAATAAATACTATCCTATGGTAATTAATAAAGAAGTAGCTGACGAAAAAGGTTTCTTTTGGGCGGTTACTGAAGCAAAAGTTATCGAAGGTAGTGCAGTAATTAAAGGAAGTAATGAATTTACTCCAGTAATGGAAATTGAAATTGAGAAAGAAGCCGAGCAAATCACTTCTGAAACAAATATAAACGAGCCGTCACAAGACACTCAAAGCAACAAAAAACAACAATTTTTTATTAATCTATTAAATTAAACAAAATGAACTTTAAAAGTTTTTTAGTATCGAAAGGTATTACAGAAGAAACATTCAAAACTATGGATGTTGAAGCAACAGCAGGATTATACAATGAGTATAACTCTTTGCTTGGTAAAAAAATTGATGAATTAGAAGCAAATAACGCTACTAAATCAGAAATGACAACTGCATTAGATGAATTGAAAAATGCACAATTAGAGCAAATGAAACAAATGAATGAAGCTCTTAAAGAAATGGGATTGAAAATTGAAGCATCTACTGAAAAGTCAGGAACTTCAAAAGGTGATTCATTAGAAGAAGTAGTTGCTAAAAATAAAGAAGCAATTGCTCAATTGAAAACAGATCGTTCTGCTCCTTGGGTTAAAATGACTGTTAAAGCAGTAGGTACAATGTTAGAAAGTGCTAACATTTCAGGTGGTAATGTACCAGTTGAACAAAGAATAGCTGGACTTAATGCTATTGCTACTCGTGTACCACGTTTGATGGATTTAGTTTCAAGAGGTCGTGCAACTTCTAATATCATTTCTTGGGTTTACCAACAAGGTAAAGAAGGTGCTGCTGGTGGAACTTCTGAAGGTGCAACTAAAAACCAAATTGACTTTAACTTAGTTGTAGATTCACAAGCTGTTGTTAAACGTACTGCTTTCATTAAAGTATCTACTGAAATGTTAGATGATATTGACTTCATTCAAGCTGAAATCAACAATGAGTTGTTACGTGAATTGAACAAAGACATTGAGTTAACTGCTTATTCAGGTGATGGTACAGCTCCAGCAATGAAAGGTGTCAGAACAACTGCAACAGCATTTGCTGCTGGTGATTTTGCTTTGGCAATTGACAATGCAAACGAAGCAGATGTTTTAGTTGTAGCAATTAACCAAATAGCTATTGCTGAACAACCAACTCCAACTGCTATATTAATGCACCCTACTGATGTAGCTAAATTGATGGTTATTAAAGTTAGTGCTACTGATAAACGTTATGTTGATCGTTTGTTAATGATTGCTGGTCAATTATCTTTAGATGGTATTCCAATTATCAAAACTACATTGGTAACTGCTGGTACTTACTTAGTAGGTGCTTTTAACTTAGCAACTCTTTATGATATGGGTTCTATTTCAATTGAAATGGGATTAGATGGTAATGACTGGACTAAAAACCTACGTACAATCATCGCAGAGTATAGAGGTGCAATGGTAGTTAAAAACAACGACCGTACAGCATTTGTAAAAGGTACTTTCTCAACTGATAAAGCTGCTTTAGAAACTGCATAATTATAATATAGGGAGTTGAAATATACTCCCTTAATTTTACTTAATATGGCAAAGAAAGTAGTTGAAGTAGTTAAAGAGTTAGCGTTCTATGAAGGTGTAAGATTGTTTAAAGCAACTGGTTTAAATAGACACTTACCAAAAGATTTAGAAGTTGAACTAACTCATGAATTAGCATTGATATTGTTAGGGAAAAAAGCAGTTGAATTAAAATAGTTATGATAGTAGTTAATAGTGATTTTATAGGTAGATATGAATTAGCGTTAGACAAGTTTAATGTTGATAAAATTGATTACTATATTGATAAGTACGAAAAAAAATACTTAATCCAGTTATTAGGTGTTGAATTGTATGATTTGTTTATTGATGACTTAGATGTTAACAATGAGCCACAAACAGCAAAGTATATCACTATTTACGAAGCATTGAACTATGATAATAATGGAAGTATTGTTACAAGTGATGGTATTAAAGAAATGTTACTTGGATTTATTTTCTACCATTACACAAATGATAATACGCAACTTCAAACGCCAATAGGTACTACTAGTGCAAAAGCTGAAAATTCAAATGTATTAGGAGCTAATTACAACAACATAACACGTTTTAACGATTGTGTTGCAAGTTTTAGATCTATACAACAATACATAGAGGACAATATAAGCGATTACGCTACATATAACGGACAATATTTACCTTTTGAATACTTATTATAGTGAAAGATATTTACGACATAGTACAAGACGAGATTTTTTCTAAGTTGAATAACGAAGTTAAAATAGTTAGTGCTTCTCCTTTAAGTGGAGGAACACAAACAATTGTATTATGTATTCAAAAATGGGTTAGAGTTGGAACATATTTAAAAGATGCAAGTAATAAGAATTGGTTAATTCAATCTATTACTGATAATGAAATAGTAGTTAAAAAACCAACTGGAGCTACAAATTTGAGTGTAAATCAAACGCTAACATTAATCGAGCCTAAATTCTTATTTGGTACTCGAATAAGTGCAGATAATGAGTATAAGAAAACAAGTAATGATAACCGTAATAAGTTACCTTTAATTTGGTTAGTAGAAAATATCCGAGAAACTGAATACAACTACGGTAGTGCTATTGAAAGAGACGCTTCGTTAAGATTTTATTTTCTTGACGATAATAATCCAAAACAATATTTAAATGAAGATTACCGGAAAAATGTTGTAACTCCAATGATTGGATTAAAAGATGAATTTTTGAGAATAGTTAGATTAAATAAAATATTTCAAACTTATGAAAGTGTAGATATTAGAACTATTACAAGATTCGGGAATGAAACAGAACAAGGAGTAATTGAAAACATATTATCCGATAATTTAAGTGGTTTAGAACTCTCAATTAAATTGAGTGTGAAAAGAAAAAAAGAATGTAATTGTTAATTTAAAAAAAAAAGAAATGGCAGATTGTTTATGTGGCACAGGATTAGGTAATTTAGGTTTATCTTCTTGTGTAGTTAACAGAAATGTTACAAATAAATTATTCTTTGTGCCTGTATATGACAGCACGGGAGTAAAAAACAAATTAGATTTAACTGGTACAATTAATGAAGCTACTATTACAGCTTTAATTAATCAATCAGATGCTTCTAAACGTTGGTATTTATCTCCAGTATTTGAAAACGTTGTTAAAGCAACAGCAGATACTACATTTGAAGAAGCACCTTCACAACGTAAAAAAAGAATTAAAGCTGGTAAAAAATCTTTTAGTGCAGAGCATTGGGATGTATCTCCACAATTAGAAGGAAAATACAACGAGTACCTTTGTGGTGGTTGGGGTGTTATTGAACTTGATATTGATGGTAATATAATCGGTAAAAAAGTTGGTACAGATTTATATCCTATTCCAGTTGATGGAGATTCTTTTGATGTGAAATATGTTGATCCAACGGATACAGCAACTTCTAAATTGATGGTATCTTTTGATTACAATCGTTTAATGAAATCTGAGGAATTATGGTTAATTTCTGCTGAAGAAATTGGAGCAGATTTGAACGATCAAGATGGATTGAAAGATGTAGAGTTAGAATTTGTTTCTAAAACTTCTACTCAAGTTGTTGTAAATGCTACTTTATCTTATGGTACAGCAGTTCAATTGTTGAAAGTTAAAGGTTTATTAGCTGCAGATTTTGCACTTTATAACAATACTTTAGGAGCTTCTCATTCAATTACAACTGTAACTGAAGGAACTGGAGCAAATGATGGTCAATATACTATTACTTATACAGCTATCACAGGTTCAGTTGATAATTTAACTTTATCAATGGCAAAAGATGGTTATGTAGGTAAATTAGACTATGTTGATGCTTAAAATTTAATCAATGATTAAAATATAATCAAATTAGGGTAGTTAATAGCTACCCTTTTTTTATTTTTGTTGTATGGTAGATTTATTTCAAACGGATTTAGGTATAATTACAAAAAATGCAAAGATACTTAACGAGGTAAGTGCTTGGATAAATTCATTTGACATTCAAATTAAAAATGAAATTATATACCTTATTCAATATGAACAATTAGTTAGTAAAGGTATTGATGCAAAAGGTAAAGTAATAGGTTTATACAAACCATTTACAGAGCAATTAAATCCATTAAAAAAAGCTGGTGAACATTATACTTTATTAGATACAGGAGAGTTCTTTAAATCTATGTTTATTGATGTAATGCGTGATAGTATAATAATTAATGGTAACGGTCAAAAAGATAATGAAAATCTATTTATTAAATTTGGTGATGATATCGTAGGATTAACGGATGAAAATAAAGAAAAATTAGCTGATTTATTACTAGAAAAATATATAAACTATGTTAGAGAAATATTACAAATCGGTTGATGAAATACCTTTGTTTAATTGGATAGAATGTACGCAAGGTAATTTTAACTATGTTTTACATGATGAAAAGAACGCAACTAAAATAGAAAATTCAAAACTAGAAGAAATATTTAATACTATTTTTGATAGTTACATTCAAAAAAACGGTATTTCTAAAACATATGAAAGGTTATTGAAATTGATCCGTAAACGTGCTTTGTTACAATTAGACTATACTATTAATTTGGATAGATTTAATTTAACTAAAATAGAGTTGTGCGATGCAGAAATAGAAACAATGAAAAAAAGTACCGATAGAGGTATAAGTATTCAGGAAACGCTTGTAATACTATCTAAATGGATAGGTTACAGATTAGATTGGAAAGTAATAAGTAAAGGAGAGTTTGATACTATCCTAAAAACATATACAAACGATAAAAAGCAAGAAAATGGCGAAAAAAATACTATCTAGTGATATAATAGAGCAAAATATATTTAAAAATACTATTAAAAGTGCGGATGAGTTAATTATTAAATTGACTGCATTAAATACCGAGTTTAAAACAGTTGCTGAAACGACAAAAGAGGTAATTAAATCTAGTAAATTTGATTCTGTTAAGTCTTTAAATGATTTCACAAAAGCAACTGAACAAGCTACTAAGTTACAAAAAGCACAATTACAAGTTCAAAATGAATTAAACAAAGCTCTAGGATTAAAAGCTAAAATAGAAGTTCAAATAGAGAAAAGCGAAACGGAAAGAACACGTAGAACAATTTTACAAACAAAAGAGCAAGAAAGACAAGCTAAAGCAACTGAAAGAGAGATAAAAGCTCAATCTATGCTTGAAAGTCGTTATGCACGTGTTAATAGTTGGCTTAATAAATTACGGGCTGAATATAGGGATTTGGCTATAAAAAAGGAGTTAGGTTTATCTTTAACTGAAAAAGAAGAATTAAGATATTCTACTTTAGAAAAACGTATTCAAACATACGATAAAGCTTTAAAAGGTGTTGATGCTTCAATGGGTATTCATAATCGTAATGTAGGTAACTATAAAAGTGCTTTTGATGGTTTAGGATTCTCAGTTACTCAATTAGCACGTGAGATGCCAGCTTTTGCGAATTCGTTACAAACTGGTTTCATGGCAATATCGAATAACTTACCTATGTTATTTGATGAGTTGCAAAAAATTAAAAAAGCAAATGTAGAACTACAAGCTACTGGACAACCAACAACAAGTGTATTTAAACAATTAGCTGGTGCAGTTTTTAGTTTTCAAACATTATTATCAGTTGGTGTTACATTACTTACTATTTATGGAGCTAAAATAGTTGATTGGGTTAGTAATGCTTTAAATCCAGCAAATAAAGAACTTGAAGAACTTAATAAAAAACAAAAAAGAATTGCAGAAGAACAAAAGGAACATTCAGAATATATAAGTAAAGAAAGTTCAATGTATATTGGATTAGTATATGCTTTAACACAAACCAACAAAGGTAGTAAAGAACGAATTGAATTAATGAATAATATAAATAAACAATATGGAACTTCATTGAAAAACATTAGTGATGAAAGATTATTTCAAGAACAATTAAATTTATCTGTTATAGAATACATAAAAGTTAAAGAAGCTGAATATAAATTAAGAAAAAACGATAATTTATTACAAGCAAATTTGATAAAACAAGATAAAGTAATTGCTGAATTAAATAAAATGACAACAAATTCTTTGAAGTTACGTTATGAATCGGGTTTAATTACACAAAAAGAATATAATAAAGAAAAATATAAAGAATTATTAAATAATAAAGAATTAATTAAATACGCAAAAGAACAAGGTTTAAATTTAGCTAATAATAATACTGCTCAATATGATTTAATTAATCAATTGATAGAACTAAGTGAAAGATCTAAAAAATATGGTTTGAACATAGGAAATTTAAATCAAGTTATAGGTACAAATAACAATAAAACAAAAGAGTCTACAGAAACACAAAAAGAACTGAATCTATATGTTTCTAAATACTTGGAAATTTTAGCTAAAATACAACAATATAGAAATCAAGTTAGAGAAACAGAATTACAGGACCAGTTAAATAAAGAAATACAAAAACAAAAAGATAGTATTTCACAAATTGGAGTACCTGAAAATAGCAAAATTGAATCTATTTTACAGCAGCAATTAGATTTTAAATTAGAAGCACTAAAAAAAGAATATAAAGCAAATCAAGACGTTAGAGAAGAAGAATATAAACAAGAAAAAAAGAAATTAGAACAAAAAAGAGATACATATAAAGTAGGTACTGAAGAATATAAAAAGTATCAAGAATCTATTAATAATTTAGAAAAAGATTATAAAAAAGAAAATGAATTATTAGATGAACAAAATGCAGATAATAAATTAAAAATAGAGCAAGATTATAAAAAAGAAAAACAAAGTATAGATAAAGAATTATTTGAAACATGGGAAGAATACCAAACAAGACAATTAGAAACGCAGAAAAACAACGCTGAAAAACAATTACAACAACAAAAAGATACTTTTCAAAAGTTAGATCAGTTAGCTAAATTCTCTGCAGATTATTTCATTGCTCAATCTGAACGTAAAATAACTGCTATTGATAGACAAATAGATGCTTTAAACAAACAAAATGATTACATGAAAGATTTAGCAGCTAGTGGAAACATTAATGCTCAACAATCACTTGCACAAAACAATAAATTGATTCAAGATGCTAATAAAGAGAAACAAAAAGAGCTAAAGAAACAAGAGAAAATAAAACTTGCAATGACTGTATTTGATTCTTATAATGCTAACTTACAAAGTAAAGAATTAGGAGGTAAAAATGCATTAGTAAAAACAATTAAAGATGTAAGTTTACTTCAGGCGTTTATAAACTCTTTACCAGCATTTATGGAAGGTACTGAAGATACCGGATTAAATGGTAAAGGATTAGATGGAAAAGGTGGTTTCTTGTCAGTATTACATCCTAATGAAAGAGTTGTGCCAAAGCAACTAAATGAAAAGATGAAAGGAATGACAAATTTAGAATTATCTAACTTAGCGGATGATTATTTAAGAGGTAACGTTATTAAACAAGATACGGTTATAAATACTAATTGGAGTACAGAATTAATAGTTTCAAAATTGGATAGTTTAGAAAAGGCTATTGTAAATAAAGAAGAATATAAAGCTGAAGTAGGTGAGATAATCGGAGGGGTTATGCACGTAGTTGAGACTATTAAAACTAAAAACCAAAGAGTAAGAAATATCACTAGGATATAAAAAAAGGTAGCCGACAAGAACTACCTTTTAAACGTAAATAATAATCAAATGTCAACCATGACGACACAAATATATAAATAATTATGAGACATTTTATAGCAAATAAAGAAATAACACCAATAAATACTTTTGATATTGGTATTAATGTGAATTTTGAAGGTACAGTAGATCAAAACAAATTAACTACTGATACAATTAAAGTCAATCGAGAAGCATATACATTAATACAAAATCATTTACTAGTTAAAAGTTTTTTAGAAGGTTTAGATTATAAAGTTGAGTTTGCTACTGGTAAAGAATTGAATTTTGCTATTGACTTTACAAATAGTTTTAGAGACTTTGGTAATGAATGCGAGTTTAATTTACGTGCTATAAAGTCACACGATCATTTCTTTGATGATGCACAAGGTTTGAGTTTTGAATTAGTAAATACTAAAATAAAATTCACAGGTTTTCAAGTTGGTTACCAAGTTATACCAAAAGATGCAGTTGCACAAGCTTTAATTACTTCTGTATCGTTATTTATGATATCAATGGCTTTAGCGGATAAAGCACGTGAGCTATCTAAAACAGTAAAAGAATTTAGTTCAGCTGTTGCGTATGCCCCGTTTGCAATTCAAGGTAAATTGGTAGAAGCTGCTGTTCAATTATTAATAGAAATAACATTTACAGCTATATTGTTATTTCAGGCTGTACAGCTTGTAAAAAGATTATTTAATTTGATTTTCCCACAAGTAAGATATTTAAATGCTTGTACGGTTAAGGAATTATTAGAAAAATCATGTTCTTATTTAGGTTATACTTTTAAATCTACAATATTTGACAATAACTATAATAATATTGCAATCTTACCAGTACCACAAAATACAACTAGTCAAAAATGGTATGAGATATTTCAAAATGATATTACTTTAAAATACAATAAATGTTATCCAAGTGCAAGTGATGTTACTCCAACTTTAGGAACTTTATTAAATCAAATGCAAATAATGTTTAATGCAGATATTAGAGTAGTAGATAAAGAAGTGCATTTAGAAAGATGGGATTATTGGCAAAACTCAAATAAACTATCTTTAAAACAACCTATGAATGTTCAAGAATTACGTAAAAACGTATTTACTTTTGATACTTCTAAATTGTTTAAACGATATTATATACATTATTCAACTGATTATTCCGATCAAACAACACTAGATAATTTTGAAAACACAAACGCTGAGTACTCTCAGGATTTGATTTCAGGTGCTACAAATGAATTTAATCTAATTAAAGGACTAACAGATGTAAATATACCATTTGCACGTGCTAAAGCAAAGACTTACCAAAGTTGGTTAGAAAAAGAATTTGTAAAGTTGTTCAAATTGGTTGATAAATTAGCTGGTACTAATTATGCGTACAAAAAAGATAAAAAAGGTTATATAGTAATTACGGAGCAATTTTTCTCTATAACTAAGATATTTATGTGGGATGGAGTTGAAAAAGTAAGTCAAACAAATGAATATAAATTACACGCATCTAATATTTGGAATAATTTTCATGTGATTAACTCTTTAGAAAACAATCAATATATCATTTATGAAAACGTTAAAATTCCAATGACTGGAAGTGAATTTTTAGATATTTATAGAAATAATTACGTGAATATAGAAGGTACTATTTGTAAAATTATTACTCTACAATATTTCGATAAAAAGAATTTTGCTATAATTTCTTTCAAAATGCCAAAAAATTTGATTAAAAACTCGTCAAAACTCACAAAGTTATATTAATTTTATAGCATGGATATTTCACTATTAAATAACTTATCTGAACAAATAGAAAGTATTGCTAAGAATATGAATATTCAGATTCAATCAAAATTGAATGATGATAATCTAAGCAATGAGGATAAAGAAGTAGCTTTAAACCTTATGAATACATCAAGTGATGTTATTAATGCTTTAAAAAACAAGGATATTAACAAATTAACAGAAATTTACAATGCCTGTAACACTAGTAAGTAATCTATATACGGATGTTTACGGTAATACTTCAAGTTATTACAAAGCAAATGCCGGTGATACTGTTTCTGTTAAACATACTATTAGTACAGAAATATATATAAGATCAACACAAAGTAATTCAATGTCAATGAATGCTATTGATGGTACAATTGTACAATCACAAGGTTCATTTATAGATGAAGGATTTAGAGCTGGTCAAACATATGTATTTAAAGATGTAAACAACTCAAATGTAGTTACTGCAACTTATACGGGTACAATCATTTCTGTTACAGATTTACAATTAGTACTTACTGGATTACCTAATGTGAATAATTCAAGTTCTCAAGGTTCTATTTGGTGTATATTTGTTGAACAAACTAGAAAATCTATTGAATTAGGATTAAATTTCGTTGAAAATGAAAATCCAAATCCATCATTAGAATCTTTAATTGATGGTGAAACTATTAGATTTGTATATAATTCTGTAGATACTTTAACTGTATCTTCTCAAGCAAATTTAACACAAGTAGGTAAAAAATCAGGTGGATATGCTGTTTCAAATTGCAAAATAAAACGAATAGCTGATACTGTTAATCCTTATGGGTTTACTCATAATAGACAAAATTTTGAAATAACATACGATATTATATTTATAGGTGCATTTGTTGAAGATGCCTTTATAGGTGTTGAGTGTTTAAAATTATATTCAAAATTACAATTTAAAGTTAATGTTGGTGAAACTTTTGGTGTAACAACTATTAATATACAAGATAAAGCAGATACTGGATGGTTTGATACTGGTTTCAATAGTGAAATATCAAATGTTATTTCTTATACTACTGATGCAAACGAATTATATTATAATGAGTCAAAAAATATAATTTTTACAATTACTACAAATACAACTAGTATATCAACTATACAAATTGGTGGATGTTATATTACTTTAGATGAAAATCTAAATTTAAATAAAGCAGAATCACAAGAAATTTATTTACCTTTTGTTAAATCCCCTTTATGGAATGCTACTAATATAGATGATTATGTTAATAGCTCTTCTGATTTTTTTACTATTGCTTTAAGAGATTTTAGCTATGTAGATGCTGGTGGTAATCGAACTTTTACAATTGAAATTGAATTTTTACCTTATTATAATTCTTTAAATAGATTTGGTAAATTTATTGAAGGTAGAGGAGATTCTGACAGACTATTTTATATTTGGTGTAAAGTTGGTAATACAAATGTTTTAGTATATGGTAACCAATTAGAATATAAATTACCAGTTGGTGAATTAATTACTCCTGACTTTTCAGCTTATGTAAATCATGATAATAATGAATTATTTAAAGATTTATCCGAGCCTACAGAAAATTTGGATATAAATGTTCATGATAATATAGCTGTTATTTGTGATTTTGATTTTTCAACAGATAATACTTTAGGAAATGTAATAGGAAAAATAGTATGTTATAATACTGCAAATGACTCTGAATTTGTACTAGATTCAATAACATACGATTGTACTAATCAAGATCCAAATAACTGGGTAGAATTAAGCCAAAATTTATCATATAGTTTACCTTTATCATCAAATAAACAAGTATCTTATTTAGCTTTAAAAAATGTTGTAGATAGAGGAAATTATACTTTAAGGTTATACTATCCATTTATGGTTAGATGGGAAGATTATTTAACTGAATTTGAAGCTAACAATTATTTTAAATCGCAAAATAAAGCTACTAAAAATTGGGTAAACTATCAAAATGGAACGTATGAACTTAGATTTAAATTAGAAATTGAACGTAATGGAGTGTATGATTATTTTTACAAAGATTTAGTTATATATGATTATGATGATTCAACAATTACATCTAATATAAAAATTTACGATTCAACCGGTACAAAAGAATATAATACAATTATACAAGGTAATATCTATCTAGTAAAGGCTACTCATGTACATCCTACTTCATGGAGTGGTTATCCTTGGGGAGATATAACCATAGAGCCAAAAAACGGCAAACCAATGCAATTAATGTCAACGGAGATAGATTGCGATAAAAACAATGCTTTATACGGAATAAATAACGATAGACTTCAATACACTTTAGTCTCTGCTGATACCATAGAACTTACTTGTTTACTTGACACTAATAAAGTAAATTATAGTTTTATGATTACTAGTAAAATAAGTGAAGATGGACAAGATAATAATCACTTAGAAGAAACTAAATTAATGGAAGATGGTACTATTAAATTAATGGAAGATTTAACAACTAAAATAACCGATTAAAAATGGGAAAAAAAATAACACAATATCCTAATAACGTTTCAGTTAATCCTGATTTAAACTCTTTATTAGATTTAAGTGAAAAAACTGGAACAACTACTTTTGAGAGTAGAAAATGGACTTTAACAGCTTTTAAAACATGGGTTAATAGTTGGGTAGTTGCTGGATCAGTAGCATGGAGTTCAATTACAGGCAAACCTACAACTTTAAGTGGTTATGGTATTACAGATGCTGTAGATGGTAGTGGAACAACTGACTACGTTCCTAAATGGACTGATTCTAATACTCTTACTGATTCATCTATTAGAGAAACTGGTGGTAAAGTAGGTGTAAATGTTGCTCCTGATTCTGCAATTAGACTTAAAGTTAAAGAAACCAGTAGTGCTGTATCTTTAAGGTCAGAAAATACATGGGCTTCTGCAACTTCCGATACTACTACTGGTTCATTTCAAAATGACGCTGTAAATCCAAGTAATAATAATTATGGTGTAAATACACTTGTAACTGGTAGTGCCGTTGCAAATATAGGAGTTCAAGGTAGAGCAACTGGAAGTGGTACTTCAAATAGTATAGGTGGAGATTTTAGTGCCGAAGGAACTACTGCAAATAAATACGCAGTTAGATTGCTTGATGGAACGCAAGGAGTTGGTAAAGTACTTAAATGTGTTGATACTGATGGTAAGGCAAATTGGGGTTATATTACACCTACAGTTCAAACAGTTACCAGTTCAGCTACAGTTACTCCAGTATCTACAAATGATTTAGTAATTATTACAGCACAAGCTACTGGACTTACACTTGCTAATCCTACTGGTACATTTGTAGAAGGTCAATCGTTAATGATTAGAATAAAAGATAATGGTACAGCTAGAGCAATTACTTTTGGTGCTGACTATAGAGCAATTGGAATAACTTTACCTACTACTACTGTAATAAGTAAAACAATGTATCTTGGAATTATTTACAATTCTACAGATGCAAAATGGGATATTTTAGGTTTAAATCAGCAAGCATAATGTACTACTATAGATTAATAAGTTCGATGTTAAAAGCTACAGTGAGTACATTACTTACTGGGCTTTACGCTGTATATAAAGGGGAATCAAATACAAACGATTCATTAGGCACTTACAACGGAACACCAATGGGTGGTCTTGCTTATAGCACTGGTAAAAGTGGTAATGCTTTTCAATTTAATGGAACTACAGCTTATGTTAGTTTACCTAATACATCATGGGAGTTTAATTTTAACAGTGATTTTACTGTATCTACATGGTTTAGAAGTAGTAACTTATCTGCTTCAAGGTATTTTATTAATAATTATCAAAACAATGGTAGTGCTTGGGGTTATGGTTGGAACTTCTTTTATTCAAGTTCTCTTGGGTTTGTATTTGAGTTAAACAATGGAGCGTCTAATAATAGAGTTTATTTTCAAAGTTCATATTCCACTAATGTTTGGTATCATGTTGTTGCTGTAAGAACAATGGGACAAAAACATAAGCTATATATAAATGGTGTTGATGTTGCGGCTATACAATCAGGAAGTGTAAGTACTACTGCTGGTTATATTGCAAATCAAAAAATGGATTTAGGCGGTATATCGTCGCTTAGTTTATTCGCGTTATGCGACCTTGACGAAGTTAATATGTGGAGTAGAGCATTAACAGCAACAGAAGTAACTGAATTACAAACAAAATATTATCCTTTTTAATTATGATTAAAGTAAGACAATTAACAGTAGAACAAAAAAATATCCTTGTAGGTAAGGTATGGGGGTTTCAAGGACAATATTTTAATCCACAGCAAGATGCAGATGGAAAGTGGTTTATTTCAAATGAAGAGGTTAACGGATGTACATTAGCACAAGCACAATTAATTGGTTGTGATGCGTGGTTACTTACACTTCCCGAGATAGACTATAATCCAGTAATAACTGAAATGCCGATATAATGAAAGTATTTATAAAAGGTAATTTCTTTATTTATGTCGATTCAAACAATTTAGTTTGGACTGATAACTGCGAAAATGCATTAGTATATAAAAATAGTACGTCATCTACTACTTATAATATATTACTAAAATCTTCTAATGCAAGGTTTACAGATATACCTTTTTCAAGTATTAACGATGAGACTAACACTCCATACGCAACGCAAGATATATTTGAAGAGTATATTTACGAAAACACTGGTGTAAGGTTTCAACAACCCTTAATTACATTAGACGATTTAAACGATGTTGTTGTTTCAGCACCTTCTAACGGACAAGTAATCGAGTATAATTCCACTAGTGGTAAATGGGAAAATGTATCTCCTTCTGCATTAGGTGGTGATATGACACAAGCTGTTTACGATACAGATGGTGATGGTGTTGTTGATAGTTCAGAAAAGTTAGAATTTATCGGTAAAAACTCAACTGGTGTAACAATTGGTAAAACTAAAGTAGTATATATTAGTGGTGCTACTGGGCAATTACCTAACATTACACTAGCAGATGCTTCTACTGAAATAACTAGTTCAAAAACTATTGGTATAACTAGAACTTCAATAGCTAACAATTCAGATGGATATGTTATCACTCATGGAACAATACACGATATTAACACTTCGGCTTTTGCAGATGGTGATGCTTTATGGTTATCTGAAACAGCGGGTGAATTTACAAATGTTATACCATCAGAGCCTGCACACGCTGTATTTATTGGATATGTTGCTTATGCTCATCCAACAGCGGGTAAAATCATTCTTCATATTCAAAATGGGTATGAATTAAATGAATTACATGGTGTTAAAATCACAAGTGAAACGGATAAAGACATAGTTTATTATAACAATTCAACTGGATTATGGGAAAACGCTACTATTCCAGAGGTTTTAGGTTACACTCCTTCACAAAATAATAGTCAATTTGTATTTGTGCATTCTAAATCTAATCTACCAACTCCTTCTAGTGGGGTAATAACGCTTGCTAGTAACGTAACTTATTATTTTACTACTACAGTAGACTTAACTGGAGATAGGTTAGTATGTAACACTAATACGACTATTTTAGGTGGTTCATCTGAAAATTGTAGAATAAAGTCAACTGGACTTACTGGAACTGCATTAATCACCTCTTCTTACTCTCTACCAATTAGAAACGTAACAATTGAAGCAGATATAGCTTTAAATTTAAGTGGTGATGGTGTAACTACTGCATTAGATTGGTTCGGCGTAAACTTTACAGATTGTAATACGGTTGGTACAATTGCTAACTATACAAACTTTGTGATGTCGGATAGTGCTTTCTTAAACTCACAAGGATTAACTTTTGATGGTACTATCGGGACTATTGGAATAAGTAACTCTTTATTTGACTGTAAAGCGTCAGGTACAGCAATTATAATATCATCAGGAGCGAATATTACACGTAGATTTAGAATTATTTACTCATCATTTATTGCTTTAAGTGGCGAAACAGCATTAAATGTAAATGCTAGTGCTACTATTGGTGATGAAAAATATATTTTAGATACAATAAACTTTAGTGGTGGTGGTTCATACGTAGCAGGAGTAACACATACTAGCAACAAAGCGTTATTTGTAAACTGTGTAAATATTACAAATACGGCTACTCGTGGATTTATGTATATGGTAAACAACACTACAGATACTACTATTGGTTCTCCAAACGTAAATACATGGGTTAAAGCGAGTGGTACAACTACCGCAAGTGCTGATAACTCTAAGTTTTCACATTCTGCAAATAGACTTACTTACACTGGTGCATTTTCAAATTCTTTTCAGATTAGTGTAAATTGTAGTGTTAGGTCAGGTTCTGTTTCGCAAGTTATATCAATTGGAATAGCGAAAAACGGAACAATACTAGCTGAAAGTGAAATGACAGTTAGAACTGATGTTGCCAATCAAGAATATCCAAGTTCTACATCTTGTCAATTAAGTATGACTACAAATGATTATGTTGAAGTTTTTGTTAAAAACACATCAAGTTCAAATATGAGAATAGCCGATTTAAATGTTTCAGCAATCAAAATACCAGTATAATGAATGAAGTTAGATTAATATTAGAGCAATTAAGAAAAACAAAAACCTTAGTAATTATCATACTTTTAATTGCTTTTGTATTATTTTATTACAAATCTTTAATTACCAATGTAGTAGAAAAAAAGATTGAAACTACAGATGAAGTAAAGAAAGACATTAACAATAATGTACTAATTCAGCAATTACTAAACGACCTTATGTTAAAGTACAAAGCTGATAGGGCATACGTCTTTAGATTTCATAACGGAATTATGTACTACGACGGTAAACATAAAAATCATCAAAGTTTAGCATTTGAAGTTTGTGGTAGAGGTATATCTAGTGAAGCTATGGAATTACAAAATTTACCTACTAGTTTATTCCCAGTTTTTCTGCAAGAAGTAATGTTAGGTAAAATGATTTACTCAGACATTGAAGACATAAAAGAGAACGCAACTAAAATATCTTTTAGGGAACAAGGAATTAAATCTGTAATGATAGCGCCAGTATTCAATAAAGGAAGGTTTGTAAGTTATATAGGGCTTGATTACGTTAAAGAAAGAAGTTCTTTAAATTTCAATTACCATGAATTTAAACAGCATACCAATGAGATTGGAAGAATGTTATGTGAATAAGTTAGTATCTTAGTAAAAAATTTAATTATATGCCAACTCCATTATTTAATAGAACTAAAAGAAATTTTAACTTAGCACAACTAAGAAAAAAAGCTCCATTTGAACAATTAGGCGAAGTTGATCAATGTTGTGATAGAATGCTAGTATTAGCACATATAAGTGATAATAGCACTTGGAAAAATGATATTACTTCAAGATTTACTAAGTTGGTTGAAAATTCAGATAGCTGTTTATTTGTATTAAAAAAGAACAATGTAAATACTTCTTACCAACCTAACACAACACAATGTGTAAATGATGAATTAGCATTTTATTCAACAATTAATTGGCAAAGTGTTTTACAATCAAGTGGTATAGGATGTTATGATTTAATTTTAATTGAAAATATATTAGGTGAAGAAACAACAACTACTGTCGGAGAATTTGAACTTAAAAATTATACGGTTGAAAATGCACTTGGAACAATTAGAATAAAATCAAATTTTAACCAATATAATAACTTAGAAAAAATAGATTTTACAAATAGTAATGTAGTTGATTGTGTACGTGTACAAGGTTTCTTTGGTGATAGACAGCCTAACACAGCAATTGATAATCTTATATATAATGATAGAGTTAGTAGAAATGTTATACGTGAAAATCTAAATGTTTATACTTTAGAAACAGATCCACTAGAAGAACAATATACTATTTTAATTATAGATTTGCATATGCTTTCAGAAAATGAAATGTATATTAGTGATTACAATGATTTTAACCACTCATGGAGTCTTTTAGATGTACCGGTTATATTAAAAGACACTCCAACTTTAGATTATAAAAAATACTCAAAATATGCAAGTGTTAAAGTAACATTTGAAGATAAACAAAAATTGTCTTACTCAAAATACAACGGATAATGAAATTAATTGAAAGATTTAGAAAAGAAACACCGAAAAAAAACAAAATAATAGGTCAAGCAGCATCTGTTTTGTCTCTTGTATCTTTAACTATTGCTGAATCAGGAATAGTTGATAACCGACCAGTTTTAAGGTTAGGATTGGAAGTTTTAAGCGTTAAATTAGGTGCTGTGGCAGTTTATAATGGTCAAAAAGTAGTAAAAGATGATAACAACTAAGCAACTAATCTCGAAGTATGGTAAGCCAAATGTAATAGGTCAAGGATATCTAGTTACTATTAATTTACCATATCCTATGCGTTTAGCTTGGGACTTAAACACAAAAGTATCTAGAATGAGTTGTCATAAACTTGTTGCAGATAAATTTATAGCGGTGTTTAACGACTTATTAAAGCATTACGGATATGCTAAGATAGTAGAATTAGGAATTGATCTTTTCGGAGGCTGTTTTAACTTCAGGAAAATGCGAGGAGGTTCTGATTGGTCTCGTCACTCATGGGGAGTAGCAATAGATTTGGATCCAGCAAGAAACCTATTAAAAGAAACTTCTAAAACAGCACGTTTTTCAAGACCTGAATACAAACCAATGATAGATATTTTCTATAAACATGGTTTTGTATCGTTAGGAGTTGAAAAAAACTATGATTGGATGCATTTTGAAATAAAAGAATAATTTATCCAAAAATTTAATTTTATAACATATTAATAATTAAGTACATTGTAAAAAACTTTGTACTTTTTTATTTTTTTATAGTATTACATTTGTTTATTAAATGTAATGTATATATATTTGTCCTATACAAACTAAAAAAACAAAATTATGAACATTATTATTTATCCTATCGTATGGACATTATTCTTAGGATGTTGTTTATTGTTTCTTGAGTTATTATCAAGAATTCATAAATACATTAAAACAAGAATAAAAGCTTCAGAAAAAGTAATTATTGGAGACAAAAAAGGTAACTATATTGATTATGGTTATAAGTATTACATGCCTAAATATCAAAAAAAATGAATAAAACACAAATTAACGATTTGCTATATGTAGCTAAATCAATTAAAGAAATGAAAGAAGAAAACGACAAATTTATAAATGAATTTGGAATGAAGTTAGAAGATAAATTTGTTATACATTCTGCTAAAATGATAGGTAGAATTGATGGTTTAATGTTTGCACTTAGAAATATAGATTTATGAAAGCAAAAGAAATTTTTAGAAGAGTGTTTAATAAAAACACAAATGATTTTCAAGAAGAAGATGTATTTTTTTCAGGATCATTAGGATGGAATGAAGTAATTTTTAAGCATGATAACGAACAAGTAAGCATATTACTTTCAGATGAAGGAGAATTATACGATGAAAATGATTGTTTTATATGCTTTTTAAGTGATTTAACGCAATTTACTAACTTCAATGAATACAATGTATGTCAGGATTGTAATGATACTGGAGAGATAACGGAAACTGTTTATGATAATGATGCACCTTTAGAGTGTTTAAAATATCAATGTACTTGTGAAAATAAACCATTTGCAATATGAGTTACTTAAAAAAATACTTCCAAAAAGATATCCCAAACATCCAGGAGTATCGAGATATGAAAATAATCGCAATAGAAAGAATGCTACAATTAGGAATGTTGCGAAAAGATATAGCTAAAACAATAGGTGTAACTTATAAAACTTTATGGACACTTGAAAAAGAAGAAGTTAAAAACACTGATTTAATCATAAACTTTAACAAGTTCATAACTGAAAATAGATACCCAGTTAAAATTAAAACAAAAGTAAAATGGATCAAGCTTTAATCGAATCAATTAAAAAAAATACTATACGAAGCTATTCAACTATAGCATTAGTAAATAAATTAACACGTAATCCTCATGATTTAATTATAATTGATGAGTTAAAACGCAGAGCTAATCATAAGCCTAAATGTTACAAATTAGCAATGATTAGATTAGAAAAAGAAAAATTTAAAACAAAAGTTGGATTAGGTTACAAGAACGAAGCGTATGCAACAGAATTAGAAATGTTATCTACTCCAGTTTATCGGTTTGAAGATTTAAGCCCAAGTGAAAAAGCAATTTATAATAATGCTGTAAAATTTTGTAGGATATGACGGCAATAGATAAATTAATTGTAGATATGCAAGAACTTAAGAAAACAAAGTTGTATGCTTCATCTTTTAAATGTATTGATGATTGTTTGTTCTTAGCAGAATATCATAAGAAAGAAGAACGTAACCAGATTATAAGAGCAATTAATTATTCTGAAATGAAACATGATGAATTATTAAAACAAGCAATTAAAGAAAGAAGAACCTTAGGAGAAGTGTATTACGATAAAATAATAAAAACAAAATAATTATGGCTGGATGTTATGGAAACGATTCTTTTGATAGATACTGGGAATCACAATTAGACAAATACCTTGATGAGTACGATGACGATGACGACGATGACGATCTAGATGATCAAGATGATGAAGATGATGAATATTAACGATTAAATAATAAATAAAAATCAAAACAATGGAAACTAAAACAAAACACATAGAAGAACATTTAAATAGATACGGATCTATTACTTCATGGATAGCATTTGAGAAATATCAAGTAACAAGATTAAGTTCTATTATACATAGATTTCGTAAACGTGGAATGGTTATAAACTCGTTACCAGTAGAAGATAATAAATATGTTAAATACATTTTAATTAGTCAAAATGGAGCAATTTAAACCATTAATAGAAAATTATTCTATATCTAACTTAGGAAATGTAAGAAATGACAACACAGGACGTATTTTAAAGCACATTAAAAAGCATAAAAGAAACGTTTGTAAGGTTACTTTAACTTTAGAAAATAATTCAGTTAAAAAGGATATTTATCCAATTAGCTTATCAAAAAAAATATTTTAATGAATTACGCAATAAAATTAATAGAATATGAAATTAAATTATTACAACGCTGTTTAAACGAATGGGAGTGTAATGAGTATAAAGAAGCTAAAAAAGAACGTGATAAACGTTTAAATGAATTAAATGAAGCATTAATTAAATTAAAAAACAGTTATAATTAAACAATAATTATTATATTTGCGATGTGTTAGGTCGGAAACCATAGTAACACGATAAAGATATTTGCCTTATCAATTTGTAGACTTCCGACCTCTACATTTTGATAGGGCTTTTTTTTTGTTTAAATAAATTAAATTAAATTAAAATGAACAAGCAAGAATTAATTGAAGAAATGACACATTACATGCGATGTGTAAGTGGTAAGGTTTTTGTTTCAGAAATGGAACATGAAAACCAATTAAAAGGAGTTATGATTGGAGTTGAAAACATGCACAAAAGATGGGAAATTCCAATAATGCTTGATAAAAAAGAATTACATAGATTTATCGGAGTATTACTACATGTTCAAGCTAAATTAAAATAGTAATCATGAGTACTTGGATAAAATTAGATAGGGATGTTGTAAAGCATTGGATATTTAAAGATGAATGGAAGTTTAAGTGCTGGATTGATTTACTTGTGTCAGCAAATTATTCAGAAAATAAAATTGAAATTAAAGGTGTGTTATTAACTTGTAAAAGAGGTGAATTATTGTATAGTTTAGACTCACTTTCTGCACGTTGGAACAGCAATAAATCAAAGGTTAGACGGTTTCTAAAGTTGCTTGAAAGTGATTCAATGATTGAACTAAAATCGGAACAAGTAACGACACGAATAACTATTTGTAAATATGATAGTTATCAAGGGGAGCGAAACGCAGATGAAACACAAACGAAACACAAACGAAACGCAAACGAAACGCAAACGACACCAATTAAAGAAAGAAAGAAAAAAGAAGAAAGAAAAGAAGTAAACAATACTATTCCTTTGCTTGGTGAATTTTTAGATTATGCCTTAAATCAAAAACCAACTGTAGATATTGAAAAGGTAAAAAGAAAATATGAAGCTTGGAAATTGAATGGTTGGCAAATTCAAAGAAATAATAAACTAGAGCCAATCTTAAACTGGAAAACAACCTTAAATAATACAATTCCACATTTAGGAGAGATACTAGTTTCAAATAATGGTAAATTTTTAAGTTATGCAGAAAGCATTGGGAATCCAAAACCTAATTTGAGTTATGAAGAACTTATGGAGTTAGAAACACAAAATAAATTAAGCGATGGTAAATGAGTTTTTAGAGATTGGAATTATTGCAAAGGGAAATAGACCAAGTCAGAAAGTAGTTTGTCCTAACTGTATTAAAATCGGTAAAACAAACATAAAAGATACTTGTCTTTCGATTGATTTAGATTTAGGAGTTTATAATTGCCACAAATGTTCATGGAGTGGAAGTGTTAAAAAAAGAGAATTAAAACAAATGAATTACGTAAAACCAACAAAACATAATTTCACAAAGCTATCAGACAAAGCACTTGAATTATTTACACAACGTGGAATATCACAAAGCGTAGTAATGGATAATAAGATTGTTATGTCTAAAGACGGCCAAAGCATTATATTTCCTTATATCAGAAATGGTGAATTAATAAATTACAAACAAAGATTTATTGATAAGAAAGATTTTAGACAAGGTAAAGATGCAGAACCAATCATGTATAATTATGACAGATGTACTAATCAAAGTGAGATTATTATCTGTGAAGGTGAGTTTGATTGCTTAGCATTTGAAGAAGCTGGATTTACTAATGTAACTTCTGTGAATCAAGGTGCGCCTAATGAAAATGATACTAACGTAGATAAAAAGTTAGAATGTATTACAAATTGCTATGAATTGTTTGAAAACACAGAGAAAATATACATTGCAGTAGATAATGACACTAACGGAAGGAGATTAAAAGATGAGTTGATTCGTAGGTTTGGTGCAGAGAAATGCTTTTTGATTGATTTTAACGATTGTAAAGATGCGAATGAATACTTGATAAGGAATAATAAGTTTATGCTCGCAGAACTCATTAAAACAGCAAAAGAAGTACCTTTAGATGGTGTATTCACAGCTAACGATGAAAGAATTGCTATGTTAGATAGTTTTCGTAATGGTAAAAAGAGAGGTCAAACAACGCATTGGAAGGATATTGATAAGGCATGGACTTGGAGAACTGGAGAGGTTACTATCTGGACTGGTTACCAAAATGAAGGTAAATCTTTATTCCTTCAAAGTTTATGTTTACTTCGTGCTTTCCATGATAATGAAACGTTTGCTTTTTTTAGTCCTGAGAATATTCCTATTTCTGATTTTTTCGACGATTTAATTGAAACATTTGTAGGTAAATCAACAGATCCACATTACAAAAGCAATCAAATGGGTGAGAAAGAATACTTGGATAGTATTGATTTTTTATCTGAAAAGTTTTTTATGATTTATCCACCTAAAGATTTTGAGTTTGAAACTATATTAGAACGTGCTAAATATCTAGTTAGAAGAAAGGGTATTAGACATTTAATATTAGATCCATACAATACGATTGAGCATAAGATGAAACATGGTGAGAGAGAGGATTTATATATTTCTAGATTTATGTCTGAATTAAAGAGGTTTGCGATTGCAAATGATATAGGTATTCATTTAGTGGCACACCAATTAACACCTCAAAAAGATGCAAATGGAAAATATTTAAGACCAGATTTGAATAGAATTAAAGGTGGTGGTACATTTTCAGATAAAGCAGATAATGTTAATTTTGTTTGGAGACCAAATAGAGCATTGGATTTTTCAGATACTGAGGTTGTTTTTGGTTCTCAAAAGATAAAAAAACAGAAATTAACTGGTACTCCACAAGATATAATTAATATTAATTTTAAACGTAAAACAAACAGATATTACATTGGAGATAAAAGTCCTTTTGATGATGTTGATTGGATATTAAGTAGAATTAAAGAACCAACACAACAAGAAATAACATTTAATTTAAAACCTAACAGAGATTTTGATGAAGAAACAGATATTCCCTTTTAGTTATAAAAAACTATTAGAAACAATAGATTATTTAGAGCAAGAAAATAAATTTTTGCAAATGAAGTTAGAAACAAGCCAAGAGTATAAAAACGGTTATATTAAAGGTTTTGTAAGTGGTTACATGAAAAAAATGGAAAAATGCGAATTGACGAACAAGAAATAAAAGAAATGATAAGTTATATGAAAGTGATGATATATTTTGTAATCATTGGTTTTGTATCGGTAGTTAGTTTATTAGGATTATTAATAGGTTTTTTGATATAGTTATGAATGTAATATCACTATTTAACGGGATGAATACAGGTAGACAAGCCTTAGAAAATGTCGGAATAAAAGTAAATAAATACTATTCAAGTGAGATTAAACCATACGCAATAGAATTGACACAATATCACTTTCCTGACACTATACAAGTTGGCGATGTAACTAAATGGAAAGAGTGGGATATTGATTGGAAAAGCATTGATTTAATATTAAGCGGATCACCTTGTCAAGATTTAAGTGCAGCAGGTAAACGTGCGGGGATAAATGGTAAGAAGTCTAGTTTGTTTTTTACATTTGTTGACATATTAAACCATATCAAGTCACTTAATCCAAACGTATTATTCCTACAGGAAAATGTAGGTAGTGCTAGTAAATTAGATGTAGGTATTATGAGTCGTGAATTAGGTGTTTATCCTGTACGTATCAATTCAAAGTTAGTAGTAGCACAAATGAGGGATAGATATTATTGGACTAACATACGTACAAAAGAAACAATGTTTGACATGGTTGTTGATATACCAGAGCCAAAAGACCGTAAAATTTGTTTAAAAGATATTCTTGAAAATGGATATAGTGAAAAACATAAAGCAATGTGTTTATTAGAATCTAATTCAAGACCATTAAGCACACCATCTAAAATGGCACGTAGATATTTCGAAATAGGAATGGCTAATTTATTATTTAAAGATGAACAAACATATTTAAGAGTTAAAGAAGCGACTTCTATTGGATTTGTAGATATAGCAAATAATGAAGCAGTTGACTTAAGTTATCCTACATCAACAACTAGAAGAGGAAGATCTATGAAGGATAAATCAAACTGTCTATTGCGTAATAATGAATATTTTGTTTTCCAAGATGGAGATATTAGATATTTTACACAAACAGAACTTGAAAGATTGCAAGGTTTTGAAGATGGATATACAAGTATTTTAACAAGAAATCAAGCAGCGTGTTTATTAGGGGATGGTTGGACATTACCAGTAATTGAGCATATATTTAGTTTTATTAAAAAATAGTTAGTTATGAATAATAATAAAAGAATAAAATTTATAAGAGGTATTTTATACCCAGCAGTAGCAAAAGCTTTTGAAGTAGATGTATTAGATATTGACTTTGTAGTAAAAGATAAATATACTTTTACAAGTTATAAAGATTTAGAAGCAGAACAACTAGATGAGATAATTAATATGTTAGATCAAATGTTGTTGAGTAAAGGGATAGATATAAATGAAAATTATTGTGAAGCAGTTAAAAGATAAGAAATGTAAGGTGTGTTCAGTATTGTTTACACCTTTACGACCTTTACAGGCGTGCTGTACGTGGGAGTGTGCTAATATCTATGCTAAGGAACTAAACGAAAAGAAAGAAAAAAAAGACTGGCAAAAAAGAAAAGCTACATTAAAAAAAGAACTTCTTAGTTTATCCGATTGGTTAAAATTAGCACAACAAGTATTTAATAAATACATTCGTGAAAGAGATAAGAACCAATTATGTATAAGTTGTGGCAATCAAATTAATGGGGTTAAACACGCATCTCACTTTTTATCTTCAGGAGGTCATTCAAATGTAAGATTTCATGAAGATAATGTTTGGGTAAGTTGCTATAAGTGTAACGTCATGCTTAGTGGTAATCAAATTGAATATAGGAAAAGATTAATTCAAAAGATAGGTTTAGAACGTGTCGAATGGTTAGAAAATAATGGTAGTAAAGAACGTAAATATAACATTGAGGAAATTAAAGAGTTAATTGAAGTTTATAAAAATAAATTGAAAAATATTTAATATTACATTTGTTTATTAAAAGTAATATATTATCTTTGTCAAAAGTTCTTTGAATTAATGGTTTGAATCTCAATCGAGATAAGGGAAATAAAACTAAAAAAACTAAATTTTATGAGTAAAAATATATATACGCGTCTTTTAGATGCAAAAAAATCTATTGGCAAGGTTGTTAAAAATGCCAAAAATCCACACTATAAAAATACCTATGCAGATTTAAATGCATTAATAGAAACAGTTGAACCTATATTGTTAGAAAATGGTTTGCTACTACTACAACCAATTATAAATGGTAAAGTAGTTACACAAATTATAGATGTGGAAACTTCTGAAAAATTAGAATCAATAATTGAGTTAGATGCAAAATTAAATGCACAGCAACAAGGCTCACAAATTACATATTATCGCAGATATACTTTACAAAGTATTTTATCTTTACAAGCCGTTGATGATGATGGACAATTAGCAAGTACACCAAAGCAACAAGCTAAACCAGTTATCAATGAAGCACAATTTGAAAAGGCAATAGAACGTATATTAGCTGGTGAGTTTGATTTAATTGCTAAGATTGAACAAACATACGAGTTAACAGGTCAACAAGCCTTAGAGTTAAAATCAATTGAAAATTTAAAACATGAGTAAAACAGCAGAATTCTACAGAACTCCATCTCAAGACGAGGTGGAGCATGAAGAAAGGTTAGAATACTTAGAATGGTATCAAAATCAAAAACAAAATAATAATAATCAAAACGAAAACCAAAATGGAAACAAAAGCACTTTATCAAATAAGTAATGAGTACTTAGACTTAATTAACCAAGTTGAATTAGCAGAAGGTGAGTTAACAGAAGAACTAGAACAAGCTTTACAAATCAATAAAAACGAATTAGAAGTAAAGTCTATTGCTTATGTAGAATATATAAAATCAAAAGAAAGTTTTAACGAACGTATAAATGAAGAAATAAAAAGATTACAATCTATTAAGAAATCAAATGAAAATCTAATTGATAAGTTAAAGACTAATTTAGTTAGTGCTGTTAATTTATATGGATCATTCAAAAGTGGTTTTTTAACATTTGGAGTACGAAAATCTAAATCTGTAGAAATTGATGGTGATGTAAATGATATTCCAAAGCAATATAAAACGATTAAAGTAACGGAAACACCTGATAAATTAGCAATTAAAAAAGCTTTAGAAAACGGTGAGCATATTCCAAATTGTTACATAGTAGAAAAACAAAATATATCAATAAAATAATATGAAACATTTTAAATTAACAAAAGAAAGCAAAGTAAATAGATTAGGAATTACTTTATTTAGAATAGAACTTATTATTGACTGTAAACATGGTAAAATTGGTCAAAAAGGCGGATGGATAGAAAAAGAAGAAAATATTTCTGGTAACGCATGGGTTTATGATAACGCAGAGGTTTATGGTAACGCAAGGGTTTCTGGTAACGCAAGGGTTTATGGTAACGCATGGGTTTATGGTAACGCATGGGTTTCTGGTAACGCAAGTGTTTCTGGTGACGCAAGTGTTTCTGGTAACGCAAGTGTTTCTGGTAACGCAAGGGTTTATGATAACGCATGGGTTTCTGGTAACGCAAGTGTTTCTGGTGACGCAGAGGTTTATGGTAACGCATGGGTTTCTGGTAACGCATGGGTTTATGATAACGCATGGGTTTATGATAACGCAGAGGTTTATGGTAACGCAC